TATAGAAAAAGGTTGTGAGCTTTTAGAAGACAAATATATAAATGCTCATTGTAAAATGAAATATTGCTGCTCTTGTGGTAATATATCTAATATTAATTTTAATAATTTTAAATCAGGCAAACGATGTGGTTGTGGTAGGAATGGGTTGCGAAGGTTGAAAGAAGAAGAAATTAAGAAAGAAGTCGAATCTCTGGGATTTGTTTATATTTCAACTAATTATGTTAATAATGAACATTTTGTTAATTGTATTTGTAAGTGTGGTTTAAAACGCAAAGTTAGACTTAAAAACATTAGATTATCAGAAGGATGTTTGAATTGTAGAAATCAAAATTTTTCTTTTAAATATCAAGAAGTGTTTGATTACTTTGCCGAACAGGGTTGTCAGCTTTTGGAGGAAAAATATAAAAACGCACGAACAAAATTAAAATATGTTTGTAATTGTGGATCAGAATCTTCAATTGTGTTTGATAGTTTTAAAAGAGGTAATCGTTGTAAAAAGTGCGGAAATAAAAAAAATTCTCTGAAACAAACTTTGACTCAAGAGAAAGCTGCACAATTTTTTAAAGATGAAAATTGCGAATTAATTCAGGGATACAAAAAAGCAAATATGCCAGTAGAGTTTTTGTGCAAATGCGGGAAAAAAGGATTAAAAAGTCTAAATAATTTTCAAAAAAGACCATTTTGTAAAGCTTGTGGAATTTTAAAAAGACTGACAAAAATAAGAGAGAAGTACAACACTCCTGAAAAAATGGATGAATATCTTAAATCATTAGAGAACAGGAGTGTTGCACAAGGAAGAAGAAAAAAAATAGAACCGAAAAAAATTGACACGACAATAACTTATGGGAAAAAAGGAAAAAGAGTTGGAGGTAAGTGTGCATATCAATATAGAGTAGACAGAGAAATAATGAGGCTTGAACATTATTATCGACAAATTACATACAGAGTTATGAAGCAAATTGGAATGAAGCCAAGTGGTTTATTAAGAGATTGTTTTAATGTATCTGGTTATGAATTTTTAGATTTTGCAAAACATATTATGAATTTTACTGGATGGGACAAATTAGGCAAAACATCCTATCATATTGATCACATTTATCCTGTATGGGCTTTTGATGCAGCAGGGATCAAGGACATTAAGCTGATTAATGCTCTTGATAATTTACAGGTTATAAGTAATACTGAAAATCACAAAAAAAGTTATAAATTCAATCCTATTCAATTTGTGAATTGGATTAAAGCAAAGGGCATAGATGTATGAAGACTGTGGGCTTTGAACATTTGCATTGCCACAGCCATTATAGTTTGCTGGACGGTTTCCAAACTGTAGAAGAAGCAGGAGAACATTGGCATCATCATGGTGAATTTCTGTGTATATCCGACCATGGAACCCTTGGGGCAGTACCTTCGCAAATTAGGGTGTGTGATAGCATAAATGAACAACACGGGAAAAATAAACTTAGTGCAATTTTTGCGTGTGAGTTATATGTTAATCGCATGCATTCAGAACCTACTCCTGATGAGGAGAGTAGAAAGAAGTTCATGGATCATCTTGGTCCAGAAGAGCTTGAAGAATTCAAAATAAAAGGCAACCATCTTCTTGCTATAGCAACATCTAATCAAGGTTATTCAAACCTTGTTCAACTGTCTTCTTATGGTTTTCTAAAAGGATTTTATTCAAAACCTCGTGTCAACTACGAAATGTTGCAGAAGCACAAGGAAGGACTTCTATTTACTTCCTGCTGCTATGCTAGTGAGATTGGAAGGACCTTTGATAAGAAAGGCGAGGAAGCTGCCGAAGAGGTTCTTGTTCGATATATGAACATGTTTAAGGACCAGTTTTATCTTGAAATTATGATGTTAGATTTTAAGAAACAAAAACCATATGATGTCTTCATATTGAAAATGAAGGACAAATATCATTTGCCAATTATCCTTACTAATGATTGTCATTATTGCAAACAAGAAGATAGCCATTATCAAAGATTGATGTTGATGATTCAAACAAAAAGAACCTTACCAGAAATTCAAAAAATGATTGGGGAAAATGAAAATCAAGATTTTTTTGAACTTCAGGACAGCAATCTGTGGATGAAGACTGAAGAAGAATTGAATGAAATGTGGGAGAAAAAATATAGTGATGTAATACCTCTGGAGATATTCGAAGAGGCAAAAGTTACAACTGTTGCTATTTGTCAGAAAGCTAAAGGAGTAGAATTAGATAGAAATATAAAATTTCCTATACAAGAAGATGAGAAAAAAGCACTTGCCCAGTGCATAGCAGATGGACTGAGATTTAGAAAGCTAAGTCCTAAGGGAGAATATGGCAGAAGAATTGCCGAAGAGTATGACATTATTACAAGAAAAGGTTTTGCTAGTTATTTTCTTGTTCAAAAAATGATGACAGATGAGGCCAGAAGAATATGTCCGGAGCTACTGGGTTGGGGAGATGGTAGAGAAGCGGTTGGTCCGGGCCGTGGTTCGGGTGCAGGATCTTTGATTCTATACCTACTTGGAGTTACAGATGTCGATCCTATTAAACACAGCTTGCTGTTTTCTAGGTTTTTAAGTGAGGCTCGTGGTGGAAAACAAATTAAGCTAAAATTTACTGATTAAAATTTTATGACTACACTAAATTATTAAAAAAGGACAAAGATGCACATTTTTTTTGAAAATTTAATTGATGAAGATAAATGCAAGATATTGAGTGAAATAGTTGTCAATATGATGAGCAAAAAGTCTTTGCATTTTGAAGGCACCAATGATCATTATGCAAACTCTTATGGAGTAGCCAGAATACCTGAATATGAAAAGCTTTTAAGTGAATTTACTCCCATGATAGCAAGAAAATGTCATCAATATAAAATAAAAGAAGAAAATTCTTATTCCAGAATTTATTATAATGGAGCAAAACTTAAGAAGCATGTAGATAGAGAAGGTCTTGATCTGACTTTGTCGATCTGTATTTTTAGTAACATAAACAAACCTTGGCCATTACATGTTGAATGTCAGGATGGGGTTGTTCGTTCTTTTGAGACTAAGCCCGGTGATGGTGCTCTTATTCTTGGAACCAAAATGAATCACTGGAGAGATCCTCTAGTTTGTGAGGAAAATCAAATGGTAATTCAGTCTTTTTATCATTGGAGAATTTTAGATGCTAATAAAATCTTTTAACGATGATTGGAAGTGGTGGGTTTGGAATTATGTGAAAGCAGAAAAAAATAAAGAAAATCTTTTTGTTATTTTGCTAAATCATGGATTTGAATGGGAAACCATATCAAAAGAACTTAATTTTGTACCTTCCAGCCCTAAAACTTTAGAAAGAAAAGAACGCCAGAAAATTGTTGATAATAATGACCCGTGTTTTGTAAATCCGCTTTATAAAACTCTGGCGGATAACCCAGCAGTTCACAGGTTTGAGTCTAATTTTCTTGAAATGTATGAAATTGATGATTTTTTAAATGAAAAAGAATGTCAAGAATTTGTTGATAAAATTGGTTCAAGTCTTCATAAATCAACCGTTACTAACCCAGAAGCAAATAAAAGCGTGAGGACATCTAGTACAGCATATTTAAGAGCACATGAATGGGAAAATTCAAGATTATTAAATGAAAAAGTACATTCTATTATGCGATGGCCTATGTTAGCTGGAGAAGAATTGCAGGGACAGAGATATAATGTAGGTGAAGAATTTAAACAACATTGTGATTTCTTTGATAAAAATAGTCCGTATAATGTTGTTCACTTGGAAAAAGGCCAAAGAACTTGGACTTTTATGATATACTTAGATGATGTTGAAAGTGGTGGTGAAACAAAATTTACTAAAATAAACTTTGAATTTAAACCTAAAAGAGGCAAAGCAATAATATGGAACAATTTGTTGCCAAATGGAAACGGTAATGCATGGTCAGAACACTGGGGCATGCCTGTCCAATCGGGACAGAAAAATATAATTACAAAATGGTTTAGAGAACAAAATCCAGCAAAACAGTAAATATGACAATTACCCTTAGTTCAATTTTTTGTTTTAAATTGAACTAGGAACT